GGCAGGCGTAGATACCGCTTCGCCGACGATGATGTCGTCCAGCTCCAGCAGGTTTTTCAGCTGCTCGACCGTGAGCAGGGACTTGCGTTCATTCGCACCCAGCGCACCGATAAGTTTCTCGTGGCGTTTCAGTGCCGACAGCACGCCCGCGCCGACCACCAGTACCGACGGACGTACACCGCAGCCTGCGCGAACCGTTTCGCGGGCGGTTTCGATGTCTGCCAACGGATCAGAGTTTTTATCGCTCCATTTTTGTGTGGCGGCCAAGTCTTTGCTGAAACCTGACTGATAAGCCGATTTGTTTTGCAGGAGGGCGGCAGTTTCGATTTCCTGACGCAGCTGCACGCCCTTGACCGCGCGGCGTGTTGCCTTGGCGCGCTCGTCGTACATGGATTCGGCTTGTTCGCGGTAATCTACGCCGGCAGCCAAATCATGCTCTTCCAACACGACCGGCATAAAGCTTGGCGAGTCCAGCGTAATCACATTCGATGCCGCACCGACCGCACGTTCGGTCTGATACTCGACAAACGAACCCTTGCCGAACACCGGCACACGCACGCCTTCTTTTTCAGTAAACACCACCGGGAAGATTTTCTCGGCAATGAAATCCGCCTGCTTGTAGCCCAGTGCGAGATTGGTCAAAACCGGATCAAGCTGGCCGCGCATACCGCGCAAATGAGATGCACTCATGTTTTATCCTTTTTTAGGTCAAATGCGACAATGTCGTCGCATTTGACGGGTTGATGATTAAGCAATAGTACGGCGGGCAGCCTCTTCGTAAGGGATACCTTCCTTCGCCGCCAATGCCAATGCACGTTGGTGATGGCTCAAGGCTTCCGGGTCCGACGCTTCGGCAAAGTCTGCCGCCAATCCCGACGGCGTTTCACCTTTAGCCATCTCGCCGCCCTGAATCTGCTTAGGCAGGACAGCGGCAAAAAACGCACGCAGCGCGGCAGACAAAGGCTGCTTCTTACTGCCTTCGCCGAAGTCGGCGGTTACGTCGTTAGGGTATTCGGCAAAATCCAAAACCTTGACGACCAAATCCTTGTCGGCAGGTTTCAGACGACCGTCTTTAACCAAGCCTTCGGCAAATTCGGCATTCTGCTCATGCGCACCATCGCGCAGGGCGGCATGCTGCTCGTCTTGCAGCTTTTTCAATTCCGCCTGCGATTCGGCGGCCTTCTTCTCGGCAGCTTCGCGGGCGGCCTTTTCGGCTGCAAGCTCTTGTTCCAGCGACATAGGGGTCTCCTTGTTTTCATGGTTTTCTGGGGGTGGGGGTGATTCGGTAAATTCGGCAGGCACATGGGTTTGAGGCACGGCAGCCAATTCTTTAATTGCCTCAATTTGCCAGTCAGGCAGTACTTTATCGGCTTCTTCCAGGCCAAAACGGCCGATAAACCAGTCTCTGAAACGGCTTAATAACGAGGCGGTCTGAAGATGTGCGTCTTCGGCAAACTCGACATAAACTTCTCCCTCGGCAAAACTGATGGCGGACAAACCCTTGACTGCGGGCGGTTGCGCGCCCAAAAAGCCGACATGGCGCAGCGTCCAAACGCCCGGTTTAGGATTGTTCGGGCTGGTCGGTGGGTAAAAACTCGCCGACACTTTTTTATATCGTCCGGCTTTAACCAAATCCGCAAAGCCATCATCGACTTGGGCAAAGTCCGCCGTCAGCACGCCGTTTTGCACATTAAGCGACTTGACCCAGCCGTAGGCGGGCGCATCTGCCTTGGGATGCCCGACCACAATAGGAGCCTCATGCACCTTCGGGTCATATGCTTGGGCAGCGGCGGCAAGGTCGGCCTCGGTAATCGTTACCGTATTGCCGTTTGCATCGGTACGCGTCCCTGCCCGGAAAATTTCGTAAGACATAAAAAAGCCTCATCGGATGGATGAGGCTATTGTGGCAAAGTCCGTCTGAACCGCCTTTTAATGCGGCTTAAAGAATGATTGTTCAAAAAGGCGTTAAAATCGCGTTTTTAGCGCGTTTACCCACTGGGATAGGCAAACCCTTATCCAAGCCGACAAATGCGCTAAAAAAGCGGTCAGGACGAATCCTGACCGCTATCGTGAATAAATCGGGTAATCACACAAACAAATCTCCCTGATTTTTTGCCCGCTCCGCCATCCCGACCTCCTTGACGATGCGGTAGATGTGCTGGACGGTCAAATCATATTTGCGGGCAAGCTCCACATGATTCTTGCCGTTAAACTCCTTATAAATTTTCAGATCTCGCTCGGATACCCGGCCCAAAAGGTTTTTCGGAAAATAAATCAACTGCCCGCCCCAGTTGCTGGTCAGATGATGAGACAGTTTTTTAGATACCTCGACCGCCTGCTGCCGCTCCATCGGCAATACCGACATCAAGCAGGCGACCGCCTGGTCTTCCAAGTCCGCCACCAGCTCAGGCACTCTGTTGTCCGCCATTTTCCACCCTCACTTTCCACTGCTTCAAATGCTCGATGACCCGTATCGCGTCATCAGTCCCCAACCATCCATGATAATCTATGCCCGTCATGCGTTTGACAAAACGGGCCAGGCTCAATTCGGACGGGCTTCGCACTGCGCCCAAATGGTGCAGCTCCAACCAAAGCGCGCGTATCTTTTTGACCTGCGCCTCCATCATGCGGTTTGGCATATGCACCGGCAAATCAGGCTCGCTTGATGCCGCCTGCGCCTTAGTGGTAACCACAAAGCCCCGCATCTTCATCGCCCGTACGGCAAGCTCCAGCTCCTCGACCGATAACTTGGTACTGCTCGTCTTGCCGCATGACAGATTGGCGAGCAGCGCGCGGTATTCGCCGTCGTCCATCATCAACTGGGGTTTGGCCACAGGGATGAGCCGTATCAACCGCTGTTTTTTCTGAGCACGGGTTTCCATTTTTTTCTTCCCACAAACCTAAAAAAGTGAAATGCCGTTTCACTTTTTTCATTAAAATCAATGAATAATGCCATTCTAGCCTGAATTGAACCACTTGGCAAACATGCGGAGCGGATAGAAACAGGCCGCCTGAAACGTTTCAGACGGCCTGTTTTAAAGAATGGTTTGCTTATCTGTTTACCGCTTCTTTCAAAGGTTTCCCGGCGCGGAATTTAGGCGTTTTGGCGGCGGCAATCGTCAACGGTTCGCCGGTCTTCGGGTTACGGCCTTTGCGCTCGGCGGATTGGGCAACGTAAAACGTGCCGAATCCGACCAGTGCGACCTCGCCGCCTTTGGCCAGCTCCTGCTTGATTACACCGATGACGGCATCCACCACTTTTGCCGTTTGAGCCTGGCTCAGGTTGGTTTCGGCAACAACAGCCTGTACTAATTCAGATTTATTCACTTTTTGACTCCTGTTTAGATTTAAATGCGGCAGACCGTGCCGCGCGGTTGATTTATTGAATATTGATTACATCCAGCCCCCTGCCGGTTATCTGCCGAATTTCACTCTTGAGGACGGCTAGGCAGATAAGACCTGCATTTTGGGCGATGCTGCCACCGTCTTCGTCATCCTTCGGCATCGGTTCGTCCGAAGTCAGCTTGACAAACAGACCGCCCTGCTGGTCGCTGATGAGGATGTTTACCGTCGCCATGTTCACACCTTCGCAAAATCCAAGTTAATCAGTTCATACTCGCCCGTTTCGTCGTTGCGTTCGTAAAAGCGGATATATTCGCGGCTAGTTTGGACGTTCAGGCTGTCGGAAAGAGCTTGCATGGCGCGCTGCCATTTTTCGTCTTCGATTTTGAGGGTTCGCAACTCCAATACGCGTTTGACATTGATTTTGCCTTCGGCATTGACGTTAAACGCCTTCTGCACAATCGCTTTCAGATTCACGTTCGCGTCTTTGGTGTAGTCGTCGAGACACTCGTCAATCAGAGCTTTAGCGGCTTGGATGCGCTCGTCGAACTGCAGCACGTCATGATTGGCAATTAGAATTCGGTATTTGCCGTCAAAGCTGTGCAGGGTAGTATTGCCTTTGACACTGCGCTTCACGCCATACTGTTCAACACTCATATCGATAAAGGCGTTAGCTTCAGCCATTGCTTCACGTTTGAGTGTTGCCAGCTCTGCCTTCACAGGCAGCACTTTGGCAACCAACTCACGCACCAAATCGTCGCGTAAAAGGTCGACTTCCTTGATAGCGGCTACTGGTACCAACGCGCCGCGCGCGTCCTTACGGTATTGACTCATATCCAAATCGTTCATAGGTTGTCCTTTCTCATTCATACCATTACTCATAATGTTTCCTACGCCCTTCCAATTCCATTGATATTTGCTTTAATAAATCGTCATCAAATCCGTTATTGCCGGCGAATTTTTCAAACTCTTCCCAGTATTCCGTCAGAAATTCCTGTATTAAGTCGGATTCCTGATTGTCAAAAAACGTACTCATTTGATTATTTATTCCCTTTCTGCCTTTCGGAATAAATCCTTTTACATTCGTCCACCGACCGATGCCTCGGTCCGTGTATCCAATCCCCGTTCATGCAGGGTGAGTTTTTCAATCTGCCGACCATCTTTTTCAGCTTGGCGGACTGCGCCTTGCCGTATTCCGTCGGTTGGTGCTTTTTTTCCAGCCTCGGCACCATTCTGACTTCGGGCGGCGGCAAGTGTTTGATCAGGTCGGCAGGGTTTGGCCACTCCGATGAGGATGCCGCGATGGCCCTAAAGGCAGCCTGTATCCTCATCCTGTCCTGTTCCTGCTGCCACGGCCGGCTGCTTAGTATGCCCAACCAAAGTTCGGCGACTGCCGTCAAATCCGCCGAAGCGGGGCGGCCTTTTAGATTCAGCGCGGCAAGCATGACAAACCCCTGCGCGATTTCCTGTTTCAGCCAGCTATTGTTTCCCTCCATTCGCCCACTCCATCAAATCGCCTAATCCGCTCCTCAATTTGGTACTTACCCCCTCTCCCGAGGG